GAACTTGCCAGATTGACCTCTGGTCTTTTCAGCTTGGTCATGATCAAAGGACTTATCCTTCATAGGATCATAGACTTTAGCCTTACCACCAGAATGCTTTTTCTTCATTCTGTCAGCGTAATCCTGAGAGGACTCACCAGGCTTTCTGGCTTCATCAACATACTTTTTGTTGGGATACTCTGGATGATCATCCATCTTTCTCCCATGCTTCTTCTCAAGTGCTGCTTTCTTTTCAGCAGTCTTCTTCTTGATACGATCAGCAGCTGATTCTCTTTCCTTCTTAGGGATCTCAAATCCCTTGATGTCCATGGTGCCTTCCTTGACATCCTTCTTAGACTTCTTAGAGATAGCCTTACCAATGACTCTACGACGATTGAGAAGATACTTGTCAGTCTTGTCGTGGTCACCATCGTTGTCGATGTCCTTATCTTCCTGACCCACTGGATCATGATCTGGTGCAGCCAGTTTCTTCTCATAAATGGAAGTATAAGCCTCAGCCCACTCTTGTCTGATCTTCGAAGGAACACCGATGTTCTCTTCTCTTACACCAACATTGATGGACTTAGTACCAGATCCTTTGTATCCACCTTTTTCGGATCTCTTGGCGAGACGCTTAGCTCTTGCTTCAGCTTCTTTCTCTGATTTGGTCTTGGTGCTTTGAGCTGATTTGATAGCGGTTTCAACTCTCTTCAAACCTTTTTGGTTTGCTCTATTGGATGCCCACTGCTTATCAAGGGGATCACCACCTTCCAGGAGATCAGCCATCATGTGGCAAAGACCTTCCAGAACACCCTGTCTGTCTTTGGCTACACAAGCTTCATGAATCTTGTTGTTACCATGTTCGTGAGAAACTCTACCCTGCCACTTCTCAACCAGAGGCTTGTTAGCCATATACTTGAGGAACTCTTCCTCACAAACATCAACAGCCTTCTCATATACCTTACCAAAGGCTTTATCAAAAGCTTCAGCGATTCTCTCAATCTTAGTTCTACGGAGAGGTGAATCACTTCCAGTAGCAGCCTCTTCCAGAGTCTGAGCAACCAACTCATGAACCGAAGCCGCTTCACAATCTTCTTTGAAGAAAGTAGAAATGATTTCTTCAGCAACCAGAACCAAATCAGATTCAGTCAGTTGGGTGAGGTCCATCTGAGAGATTTCATCTCTACTCTCTGTCAGTTCTTGATTGACCTCAGTGCTATGTACAGCAGCATAAGCTCTGTACAGGTGGCTCATATCGGACATGATTCTACCAATAACTTTTATCGTTATTGTTATTTATAAGTTTCCAAGAGCTCTCGCTCATCTTGATATGGCAGTTCCTTTTCAGTGAGCATGTCAAATCCTCTTTGGATCTCAGGATACAACCACACATCCCAATCTTTAGCACAATACTCCCAGTTCTGTGGAACTGTCACACATGGAATAACAACCATACCAATGAATGAGATGATGTAGTTGAGTGCTGTCATTAGTCTTGTTTGTAAAAACCAAGTGATTGAGCATCACGAAGACGCTCTTTGAGAACCAATCCAGTCAAAGACTCCATCACACTGAGGATATCTTCTGCCTTTGCACTTTCACCAAGTTCCTTTGCGACAAAGTGATACTTGGCAAAGAAAGTGTCAGCAACCTCTTTGTAATCCTCAAGTGTTACTGGTTTATCCTTCTTGTCCTTCGGCATCAGTCTCCTCCTCTTTAAGTTCTTCCAAGGCTTTTTCAATGCCTTCATCTAGTTCACCGATCACCTTACGAATGTCAACGATGCGCTCAGGAGTGCAGGTGGGATCATAAGTGTAATCTTTCTGTGACTCAAACAGGACTTGTCGAACTGCTGCTGCAGAACGAACATCCAACGCGGTCATCACAACAACTTCTTTACTCATTCGTCATCTCCAAAACTAATACCAAAGAATCCTGTGTCACCAGGTTTCCGATTTTCCAGTTTATCCAAGACATCATCAACTGTCTTGAGTTTATCAATCCCTGTCATAAGTTCAGAGATCATGTTACACACAGCAGGACGTTCTTGTCTTGCTGCATAAGCGAGAGCGTTCCTTAGAGAAGACTCTGCTTCGTCCAGGGAATCCAGGACTGTTTGTGAAAGTGCCATCAGACATCTCCCTCCTTACGGTTCTCAGAATAATGAACATCGAACTCACCACCAGGATAACGTGCCTTCAGTTTGTCCACGTTCATCTCAATGACTTCATCCAGTGTAACACCAAGACCCATACAGGCTTGCATCACATACCACATAACGTCACCAAGTTCACGTTTGAGATGGAAGAGGTTCTCTTCGTTCACAGGTTTACCCTGGAACACAATCTTCTTCACCACCTCAGTGAACTCGCCTGCCTCAGCACACAAACCTACAGAAGCAGTAAGTAGGCGCTCGACAGGAAATCCGTCTTTCTGGAGAACGGCAACGCGCTCAAGAAAGCTGAGATGATCTTTACTTTCTTGTGAGGTGACTGCGTTGACAAACTCTTTATATCTTTCAGAGTCAACATGATGTGTCATAGATTTAAGGGTTCTGCTTGTCTTTCGGGTAGGATGTTTTGGGCATTGAGTTGTTTGTCTTTCTCCAGTTCAGTGGATGAAACATTGACAACTTTGGGAGGATCTGGATAATGTTGGATCCGATAATATCTTCCTTGTCCTAATTGTACCATATCAATGGCATCTCGTTCCTCTCCACAGTGACAGAGAACCGAACCGTCTTCATTCAGAACCACAAAGTAAATGCCATCAGTGTCTCTGACTTGGATTCTTGATTCTTCTTTCTTTTGTAATTCACTCATTAGAACTTGAATCCATCAAAGGTTTTCTTAGGCTTCTCTTCATTGTAATCCCTTTCTGGGGTCTTGTCAATCATGTCTTCCTGAGCAGACTGCTCACAGTCATACAGTCTCATCTTTGCACGATCAATACCAACAATAAACCTCTTATAGATGGTGGGATCGTTGTATCTGTTCTTCAACTGCTTCACAAGTATTTGTCCGAGTCCCTCAAGCTCGTCAGTCGAAATAAGGGCAAACATAAGATCAGCAGTAGCAGGGAGACCAAAGGATTCAGAAGTATCAGTGAGTTCAACATCACTGCTACCAAAACCAGAGCGAGTGGTCTGCGTGGCAGAAACGATAGGGACGTTTGCTTCGACAGCCAAGCCTCGAAGTTCTTCAGCAATTGCCTTGATATATGAATATGAATTGACAGTGCTGTTTCCGCGATACCGCGAGGAAGCACATATATTAAGGTAATCAATGAAAATAATATCAGGACGGAATGACTTCTTAAGTGCAAGTTCGTTAAGAAGTGATTTAAAGTGTCCTGCATGTGCCGATGCTGTTGGGTACTCCTTGATGATCAGAGTTCCTTGGGTCTTCTGAGCAATGTTATTTACCTTGCTGGTAAACATCTGCTTGGGAAGATCAGAGATGTCCTGGATGTTAATGTTCAGAAGATTAGCGTCAATTCTCTCTGCAATTTTTTCTTCAGCCATTTCAAGCGTGATGTATAGGACGTTCTTGCCCTGTAAGAGAACTGAACTTGCGACGTGACACATAAACAAAGACTTACCAACACCAGTGCCAGCGAGAGCAATGTTAAGTGTTTTATTTGGAAGACCACCCTTCGTAATCTTATTGAAGTACTCAAGGTCGAACCCAATCCTGTCTTCCTTACGAGTGTAGGCATCATGTCTTTCCTCAGCATCTAAGAGATAGTCATGACCCACATGGTTGTCAAAACTGACTGCCAGTGCGTCTGAAAGAATCGATGGAATGGCATCAGGAGTTTTCTTCTGATCTCCACCATCAGCAATAGAAATAGACTCAAGTAGTGCAAGATAGATTGCCCTATCCCTACACCACTTCTCTGTAGTATCGACTAACCAATCAAAGTCAGAAGCCTGTTCCTCAAGACCATTGATGAGTTGATCAATCTGTTTATACTCATCCTCGTTAATATCCTTTCTGTTCTCAGTTTCAATAGTGAGAACTTCTTTTGTGGGAACCTGATTGTACTCAGTCACAAAGTTGGAGATTTCTTCAAAGACAAGTTGTTGATTCCTGTCCTGAAAATATTCCTTCTTCAGAAATGGAATAGTTTTTCTTAGGTATTCTTCATTATGTAAAAGGTTTCGAAGAACAAGAAACTCAATGTTATCCATCACTTATAGTGTAAGTAGGTACTAAGAATATATTTTGTGTTGCTGACTGGTGGTTCTCCACGATGAGGAAACATCCATAAGGGTGGGAAGATAATCAATTTCCCTTCTTCTGGTTTCACACTCAAGTCATCAAAGACTGTGAGACCACCATCATCAACATCATTCAGATACCACATAAAAGACAAAAATCTTCTGGCAGATGAGTAATCACTCACATCCACATGTGTATCAAATCTTTCCTCTCCACCAGGATTGTATCTCTTTATCCTAAATTGCTCAAAGGCGTGTGTGTCTGGAAAGACTCTCTTATCAACAAACTCATAGTATTCATCACGATACTTCTGAGTGAGACGAACCAGTTGATTATGAACCTCTTTGTATTTTGAGGAGTTCTCTGTGAGATTGAACTGAGTAAAGGATGGTTTCTTATCGTTATCAACCTTTTCTTGTTTGTCTTGATTCTCCTCAAAGATTTCAATCAGTTCTTTGCAGGTTTCTGATGGCAGAACATTGTGATGAATACGAATAAGTTGATCAAGATGAGCCATAACTGTACTCATTCCTAGCGATCTCGTCCAATTTCTCCATCACTTCAGGAGTAAAGTACTTCTCAGGTTCCTTGAGAATTTGCTTGGCATAGATTTTCGAACCATCGATTTCATATCGTCCTGCGACATTCTTCCAAAGTCCACCGATTTCACCGAGTTCAAGAAGACCATAATAACGATCAAGACCACGCTCATCGTAATAAAGACGTACTTCAACGGTCTTCTCCTCCTTACTCAAACGCGACTTAGCAGTCTTAGCTTTGATAATGTTTCCGATAACTTCTTTACCATCCTTTTCCTTTTTCTTTCCAAGATGGACGATTGTACTCGCTGCATACTTGAGTCCGCTACCTCCCCCCATTTCTTTAGTTGGTACATAAGCTCCGATAACGTCATAGGTGTGATTGGTAACGATCATTGGTATTTTAGCCTGACCAAGTTTTAATGTCAGCATCCTGAAGGCTCCTTTAACAAGTTGTGATTTTGTCATGTCACGAACTTGCTTATCATTCAGAGCGTCGTTGATCTCCTTCTCAGTGGAGAGCATTCCCAAAGAGTCCAGAACAAACATACAAGGTTTACGTTCATCTGCTGGTTTCTTCAAATAAACATCAACAGCTTTAAGAGCCTTTTGTCTGAACTCCTCAATGGTTACAACATTAACAACAACTACACGATCTAGGTCAACACCCCGAGATTCAAGTAGGGACTTGTTAACGGCAGCCTCTGTATCAAAGTAAAGACAGTAACCATCAGGATTAGAATCCAAAAAGTTTTTAACAACAGCGAGAGAGAAGAAAGTCTTTCCAGTAGAAGACTCACCAGCAATAGCAGTAATCTTATTCCCAGATACACCACCAAATATGCTACCTGAAACCAATGCGTTAAAAATGTAACTACCCGTGTCCACATAAGTTTCAGTCTCATCAATATCTGAGGCTAGTTGAGTGTACTCTCCACCAATCTCTTTTACAATGTCCTTGAGGAAATCCATTATCCAAAAAATAATTCGAGGTTTACTGTCTTTTCAACATTCCATCCAATAGCATCAAGGATTACCTTCACAGGTTCCAAAAATGCTTTATCAAATTGTAGATCATAATCAATGTATTGTTGAAGACCCAACTCTTTGGGGAAATCTGATGTGAAGGAAATCACATTCTCTCCAATAGGATTTGGTTTCTTCAGTTGAACAAACTTGATCTTATCTCCGTTGTTGATCATGGTGTATTTGTTCTCCAATCCAGCCTTTCTAATGTGGTGGTTATGAAGAAGAGCACCCCTCACATGCATGGGGCAACCTTTACCATAGATGGTTGTTGCGTTCTTGTGTTTATTTACATCAGATATTGAACGAGGGAAAGCAATCTCTTCCACTGGCATCTTTTTGAACTTTGCCCTAGCACTCTCAATGTAATCAATCACATCTTCCTCAGTTCCACTCATCATCAACTTAAGTGCATCCTTAATCATTGATCGACAGGGAGCAGGAGTGGATGATTTCACTGCCTCAATGCCCATGATCTTGAGTTTGGGTTCCTCATAACGAACACCCTCACTATCCCACACGTTCAAGATGTAACGCTTCTTGGCAGTCCAGATGCCACGATCAGCGATGTTCTCTCGTTTCATCTGCATCTTCTGATCATATGCATTCACATACTCAGCAAGACGGTTGTAACACTTATCAATGTAAGGCTCCAACTGTTCCTCACAGATCTGATTGATCTTACTAACTGTTGTTTCCTTATCACCCTCAAACTTGGCAAGAAACTTATCCGCCACAGGTCCGAAATTGATATAGATGGAGTCAGTATCAGATGCAATCACATAATCAATGTCCTCAGTCTTGAGGATATTGTTGAGAAACTTATTCATTTTGTTCTCAATCCAACGAATGGATGTTTGACCAGACAGAGTGATTGCCTCTGCATTAGCAAGTTTGTAGTACCTAAAGTACTGATTACCAATAGCACCATAACAAGAGTTCAAACAAATCTTTCTCACCATCTGAAAGTTGTTGAACTTGGCAATATCCTTTACAGTTTGATCTCTCATCCTGAGGAGTTGTGCATCTGATACTTTAGAGTAATCCTTACCAGATACAATTACTTCTTCTTCTGCACCTTCACCTGCACCACCAATCAAATAACCCATTACTTCAGACCTCGCTTCTTCATCTCTGCCTCAATGTCCACCAACTTCTGTTTGGACTTCAACATCTGTTTCTTGAATGCCTTTCTCTCAGCGTACATCTTCTCCATCAGTTCAGGCATGAAACCCTTCACATCTTTACGGAACATTGCACCATTGGCACACACAGCATAATCACTATACATCTCAAAGGTCAGTTCTTCATTGAGGATCTTATCCACTGTGACTGATGGGTGCCTGTCATCCACCAGAGTTTCAGGAGAAATGTTGTACTGCATCATCAGGTGAGGATACAGAGAGTTCAAGTCAAAGGACACCACCCAGTCATAAACACCAGGTTTGGGTTCTTTCACATAAGCACCAGCAAACTTATCATCCTTCTCACTCCTATCCTTAGGAGGAACAACAATGTGTCTCTTCTTCAGGTAGTTGTAAATGATGGTATCCCAGAGACGAACCTGGAACATTGGATCTACAAAGTTCACCTTGGCATCAAATGCCATCGTGATGACCAGTTCAATCAGACGGAGTTTGTCCTCCATCCTGTCAACCAGTTCCACGTCAACAATGTTGTAATCGACGAACTTCGTCCAATCATTAGTGTAGAAGTCCTTGAAGGTGTCGAACTCAGAGTGGTCCAACTTCTTCTGACCTAACTCCACGTCCGCAATATAGTCCAATCGATAGGACTCACGATTCACATAAGTAAACTTCTTGTAGAGTTCCAGATAGTCAAGACTGGTGATTCCAGCAATATCAAAAACATTGTACCTACGTCCAGAAATGTGGATCTCTTCCCCGTTCACCCTACCCCAAGGTGAAAGCATCTTGACCTTCTTAGGTCCTAAAACCCTCTCCATACGACCACAGATGTATGGAATATCATATAGCCTTGTGTTCCATCCTGTGATAACTTCTGGATAGTTATTAGACCACCAATACAGGAAAGCATTCAACATATCTGCTTCCTCAGGGAAGTAGTGATATGTCACATTATCCTGCTTGGGAGTGTAAGGATAACGACCCCAGGTAATGATCTTCTTAGTGTTGTAGTCCTGAATGGAGATGGTCAACATCTCTTCATTACAGTGCTCAGGATCAGGGAATCCTTGTTCTGACTTCACCTCAATGTCAATGGTGACAAGATGAATCTTGGAAATGTCCCACTTGATTTCATCCTCAGGATACTTATCTGAGATGTATTGATAGATGTATCTCTCATTACCAAAGATCTTGAATCCCTCTACACCATCATATTGGCGAAAGAACTCACGACAATCTCTGATTGTTCCAGGTTGAATAGGTTTTACATATTCACCTTCAAGAGTTTGCCATTCTGTTTCTCTTTGGGATTTGACAAATAGGGTTGGAGAAAACTGCTCCCTGAACTGAACTTTCTTACCATCTTCATATCCTCTGACAAGCACATCGTTGCCAAGAACTTGAACGTTGGTATAGAATCTCACTTCAGAAGTTCCTCATATTTGTCTTTCAGTTTACCAGTGGGGTCTGCCAGTGTCAAGATCTTATCAGAATGAATCATGAATGTGTTCTGATTGGTAAGATCCACTAACCAGGGAATCAAGTTGCCACTCTCTGTAACCACAAAAGGTTCAGTCAGTTTGCAGTCAGGTGAACCCAACTCAGAAGCAACTTCATCAATCTGACTCAACAACGTCAGGTTCGATAACACCAGAATCTTCAGATTTTCCATACTTCTTAATTGACTTTTGATACAGTTCTGTTAGTTGGTCGATGGGTTCCACGATGCTTACAACCCAGTCAGCAGGGACAGGAATGTTTTTATCTTTACTTAGCGGAACATAAGGTGAAACCTTCATCTCAGTATCACCAGAGTCACGTCTAAAGACCTTTGCGGTGCAAGGGTTGTTTAGAAAGTAACCAACAACCTGTTGTTTCTCACCAACTGCCATCTCTGACACATCAGCAATCACATCTTCACCAGATTTCAGTAGTACTAATTTGATAGTCATTTTAATCTAACCTCATGTATCTATGATAGCACAAAAAAAGGGGGGACACAACTGGATTTTGCCAGTTGCTCCCCGCGCCGACGATATTCAGTTGTATTTATTGGTCCTTACCAAACCACAAGAAACGTTTATGATTCTCTGGAACAAT